ATGGACATCTTGGAATGTTATGACCCCCGCTGGGGTTATTTCTATGTCCGCATCACCGAAGTAGAGGAGGATGATGAGGATAAGCTGTCGATCATTGCTGAGGAGTATGGCGGTCCCGGAGGTGGAGGCACGGGGATGGAGGCGGGAGGTGTCGGCAACGTCGGCCCTGTCACTAACGTGCCTGTGGATAATAACCCGATCAACAGCAATGTGGCTCCGGGTCCCGTTAATCCCCCGATTATCTTCGAGCCTCCTTCTTCCCTGGCGGGTACTACCGCCCAAGTGTGGGCAGCTGTTTCCGGCGGTGACGGGTCCGTGGCTAATCCCAACTGGGGAGGGTGCTACGTATGGCTGTCCACGGATAACGTAACCTACAACCAGATAGGACAGATTGAGTCTGCTGCTCGACAGGGTAAGCTGACCTCGACTCTCGCTACCTACGGTGGCGTTAATCCCGATGCGGTTCACACTCTCCAAGTCGACATGGCGATGAGTAATGGGGAGCTGAGCGATGCTGCTTCCTCCAGTGATGCGGAGGCCGGGGTAACTCGAAGCTACGTGGATGGAGAGATCCTGTCCTATGAGGATGCTACCTTGACGGGAGCAGACCTCTATGACCTTGACATTCTGTGGAGGGCTCAATATGGAACAACGGTTGGAGCCCACAGCACGGGCACTGACTTCGTTCGTCTGGATGATGCGATCTTCGCCTACGATCTGCCCGCTGACTATATCGGGGTTACTCTCTACTTGAAGTTCCAGAGCTATAACATCTTCGGCGGCGCCCTTGAGGACATCAGCTCTGTTACCGCATACACCTATACCCCCACAGGTGTTGGCTTTGGTACGGGCACCGGAGGTATTCCTGCGGTACCGACCAACCTCGCGGGAAGTGCGGGAGTCACCTTCGTTCGTCTCACCTGGGATGCTAACCCAGCAAATGATAATGTCACGGGCTACAAGGTCTATCGGGCTACGGGGGCTTCCCAGCCGTTCGGATCGTCAACGCTCATCGCTACCACTACGGGGCTCGAGTATGTAGACTCCGCGGTAACGGGAGGCCAAGCTTATACCTACTTCTTGGTTGCATCCAATTCGGTTGGCAACAGCGGGAACACTTCGGGTGTAAACCTTACCCCGACCGCCGCTACTGTAGTTACGCCTTACGGCTTTGCCTTCTCGAAGCCCGGACCTGTCGCGGACAAGATTATCGCTTCCTTTGACACTCCTCTTGCCTGGACACTTCCCGCCGGGCTTGCTGACTGCCAGGCTACGATCATCGACAGCGATACCGACACAGCCGCAGCTCCCAGTGCTCAGACGGACTTCGACATTCAATCTCCTCCAGGGTCCAGCATCGGTACTCTGCGGTTTGCTGCAAGCGCTCTTACCGCAACCTTTATCAAGGCTTCTTTGTCCTCGATCCCGATTGGCCAGATTGTGCAGATCGTAGCACCCTCCAACCTTAATGGGATCCTCGGAACAATTACTGGCTCACTCAAGGGAACAAGGTAATGGCTGAACCAGACTATGAGTTCATGGATGGCTTTGACAAGTATGGTATTATCGGTACCGACTTTGGCATTGCCCTTATAGATGACAATGAGTGGAGCTCGACCGGCGGTACCTTGAATATCGCCGCGGCGTTGGTCGGCAATGGCACTTGCCTTGCTGCCGGTAGTACGGGTCCCTCGGTGTCTAAGACTCTTCCCAGCAACTACGCCCGGTGCATCGGGGGAGTTACCCTTAAGGTTGCTTTCGCTTCATTCAGTACTACTATCTCTCTGAATGACGGCGGCACCAACCAGATGCAGGTGATCGTAAACTCCACGGGTGCCTTGTCTGTTGCCCGCAATGGTACCAGTCTTGCTTCCCAGACCGGCGTGTTCGCCGATGGTGAAACGAAGTGCGTCGAGTGGGACATTATGATTGCGGACTCCGGCGGCTGGGCGAAGGTGTGGATTGACTCGCTGCTAGTTCTCAACTTCTCAGGGGATACCAAGAATACCGCCAACGCTTACTACAATGCCTTGAGCATCAATCTTGGTCAAAGTCGATCCGTAGATCACTTCTACTCCTGGCACTACATCAGCAACGTGGACGCCGGCGAGACTCCTTGCTTGACCAATCCCGTAATTGAGACTCAACAGGTCAGCGCCGAGTCTTCCTGTGCTTCCACCTGGGGAGCTAACTTCTTCCAGTACCGAGATGGCCCAAGCTCCAGGAACCAGGTAGTCAACGCCCTACACCTTAGAAAGATAGTTACTAATGACAGCGGCAACTTGGATGGTGTGTACTTCTGGAAGAATGGGGCTAATGGAACTGCGAAGTATATCCCGGCCCTCTACTCGGATAGCTCCGGATCTCCCAACGCTCTGCTGAAGACCGGGTCCGAAGTTACTGGGGCTGCATCGGGTACCAACTACCTGCCCTTTGCCTCTTCCCAGGCTGTTACTCCTGGAACAACTTATTGGATAGGCTTTCTGACCAACACCGCCGACACCGGTGGTATCTACAGTGGAGGTAACGATAGTAACGAGGGGTGGCTGAGAAGCGGCTTGACCTACGCGAGCGGCGCACCCAACCCTGTGGGCGGCGGTTCAGCTGTTCAGTCTTTCCTCATCATGGGTAAACTCTCCGGGGGTTCGGATCGGGCTGATACTCTTAACCATGACATCGTTAGTGATCTTGCCTACAACCTGCTGACCGCTGCTAACGTCGAGGATCTATATACCTTCCCCGCCTTGTCCGTGAACCCCTCACAGATCTACTCCGTGGCGGTAAAGAACTACATGAAGAGGGCGGATGCCGGTGTTCGCACAGTTGACGTTAGGTTGAAGTCGAGCTCAACCACCAGCAGTGGCTCGGGTGGAACTCAGGCACCAACTACGGGAGGCGGCTGGATCAGCTCAAATTACCGCAAGGATCCCAACGGCAACATCGACTGGGTTAAAGCTGCACTTGACGCCGCGACTGCTGGCTACAAGTCCATAACATAGGTGACTACTCATGCCAATCGGAACCTGGACCTGGTTTGACAAATCCCTTGAGAAGGTTGATACCCTTAACCTCCTCACGGATACCCTGAAGATCGTCTTGACTTCCAGCTCCCAGGCCCTGTCGAGGACCTTTGTGGGGGCTTCAGGGGACTGTCGTTACTCGGATCTTACCGCTGAGCTTACGACCGCGGGTGGTTATACAGCGGGAGGACAAACGCTCACTGGACCCAGTTCCTCGCGATCCTCCAACGTGGTAACTGTTGCCTACAACAACCCCTCGTGGGTAATAAGTTCCTCCATCACCTTTAAGTATGCGGCAATCGTGGATGACACTTTGGCCAATGATAACCTCCTCGCTTTCCTGGATACGGATACGGGTGGGGGAAGTTCCACAGTTGATCCCGCCGGTAGCCCGCTAGCTTTCACCTTCCTTACCGGACTCTTCAGATACACAGGAGCATAGGCCGTGCCAACTAACCCACTTCTTAACAGAGCTCGAGTAACAACCTCGACTACGGGGACTGGTACGGTTACCCTCGGCAGCGCGGTTACGGGCTTCAGGACCTTCGCTTCTGCGGGTGCAGCGGATGGCGCCCGTTACTACTACCTTATTGAAGACGGTAGTTCTTGGGAGATTGGTCGAGGTGTTTACACTGCTTCAGGAACCACACTGAGCAGAATTCTCATCGCCTCCTCGACGGGTTCTCTACTCAACCTGTCCGGCTCGGCTACAGTATCGATCACCACCAACACTCAGTCACTCAGCGACTGGGAACAGCTTACCTGGGATGCTACGGAAACCCGGTATGGTATCGCCAACCTATATCCTGCCTCTCATACCTTTACCCTTGCTGCGGGTCAGAGGCTAGAGGTAAATGCGGAAATCTATAAGGCTATCGATACCTCAGCTGCTCTGGTGATCGGGGATGGTACCAACGCTTACTTTCTAAACTTGCAGTCAGATAACAATAATGTCCAATACAGGTTCAACGGCGGTGCTCAGACGTCCCTCGTTGCGACAGGTGCTAGTGCCACCTATGACTACACGGGCATCCACCGAGTTGAGGCGGTGCTTAATGTCCATGCGGCTTCCAACAACTTCCTCTATCACGTGGTAAACGATCAGAGACTTCCCACTACCCTGAATACCAACAACACCACCTTTACCATGGTCGGTACCTTGCGTGTGTCCATATCCACTAGCGACATTACCAAGTGCCGCGTTCTTGCTCGTGTTCTAGGATAAGCTATGTCCGGCCCCGGCTTTAATGCGGTAGGATCCGAACCGGTTGCCGCCATAACGGTAACCATTGTGGGGACGTGGTTTAATGCGGACCCTGCAGTAATCACAGTCGGCACAGTCCCCGCGGCAAGTCAATTCTCGGGGGTTCGGGTACTCGTTGAAGGGCTATACAGAGAAAACCTCATATCCATCAATGGCGAGGTTAAAGTCCAGGGAACCTATCGTGAGGTGCTTCGAAGTGCTCAAGAAACTAGGGTTCAAGTTTGGGGCGTATACCGTGAGGTTCTGATACCCGGTGTATCCACTGCACCACCCGCAGAGATGAACGTGTCCATAATATGGTAATGGGCGAACAGGCAAGGAGGTAAGCCATGTTGGAGAAATGGAAGAACAAGCTGATTGAAGAATGCCGCGACTGGTGGAAGATGTGGTCTTCCTGGCTGGCCGTCCTGTGGGGCATCATCGTCACCGCAGTCTGGAACAGCCCGGAGACCCTGAGTCTGCTGGTGCAGCAGATGCCCGAGGAGATCCGCGCCTACCTGTCGCCCCTGGTGTTGGGGTTGGTCGCAGGTCTCCCGATCCTCGTCCGCCTGACGAAGCAGAACATCAACAAGAAGGAACCGACCGATGACGACAACATGGCCTAAGCCGCTCCCGCTGTGGATCGATCATGCCTTCCGGCATTTGGGGTTGAAGGAGATCCCGGGCCCGAAGCATAACCCGATCATCCTCAGGTGGATCCGTAGCCTCAAGGGCTGGTTCACGGATGACGAGACTCCCTGGTGCGGGACTTTCGTTGCTCACTGCCTGCAGGAGGCCGGTCTGCCGATCCCGAAGAACTGGTTCCGCGCGAAGGAGTATGGGGCTTACGGGACTTACTGTCCCAAGAACGCCATCCCCTTCGGCGCCATCTGCGTGAAGTCTCGACAGGGGGGAGGCCACGTGTTCTTCGCTGTTGCTTCTTCACGCGACGGGCGGATCATCTATGGACTGGGTGGAAACCAGCGGAACATGGTCAACATCACGTCCTTCGGCCTGGATGACATCGACTCGGTCCGCTGGCCCGACTCTTCCCTGAAGAAGATGGCGCTTCCCATCGCGGAGAGCGCGGCATCACTGAACGCCCAGGGCTCGGGAGGTTCCGAGGCCTAATACTGGAATGGAGTTCCTCCTCCGAGAAGGGGAGGTGTGGGGTCCGGGTCGTGTTGTCCCTCCGGTCCGGGCCCCACTTCATAGGAATACTCTTCGAACGCCTTCTCCATAGCGACGGACAATTCCATCGCGTCCCTGTGCATCTTGAGCTGGAACTCCATCGCCTCGATCCGGGACTTGAAGATCTCACCCACAGGATCGTGTTCCTGCTTCGGCTTGAACCGGGCGGCCAAGGATCTTATCCGCTTCAGCTTCTTCTCCGACCGCTTGACGTTCATCGTTATCTCACGACGGCCGGACTTGATTGACAGGATGATCTTCGTCCGGATATCTTCCCAGCAAGGATCATCCGTCGTTCCGTCAGGACGTTCTGCGTCGATCACTGCGTCTATCATCCCCGACATCGCGCTGCGTATCGCCTCAGGCGTGACAGGATCAGCGTCAGTTCGTCCTGTGCGATCATATCGCTCGCGACGACCTTGGTCGTTTAGAATGTCATAGGCTTCCTTGATCTCCCGAAACTTGTCTGGGCTACCTCCCTCCTTGTCGGGGTGATGAAGACCGGACAGCTTTCGATAGGCTGCCTTGATCCTTGCAGTTCCCGCGTCTCGGTCTACGCCGAGGACCTCATAGGGGTTCATCGCTCTTCCTCCGCCGCGCGAAGACTGGCCACGTAGTCGATCATCTTCTGCCTCCATTCCTCATAGAGGCTGACCACAGCTGAGTGCTTCTGCTGACAGCCCGCATACTGAATGGAGGAGTTGACGTCTTCTGTGACCAGCGTTCCAATTGTCTTGTCACCGAGTTGGTTCAACGGCGGGCAGTTCGAGGCAAGCGTCGGCGTCAGTGCCGGCGGGACAGGGACGCTGCTGGCTGAAGCCACGTGCTCGGTTGAGTTCGTTGAGCATCCCATCAGTAATGCCAGCGGCAGGATCAGAAAAACGCGGTTCACTTTGGATCTCCTTCACAAGAGTAGGTTGGATGATTGTGCGATTGACCACGCCGATGCGATCCATCTGTCCCATCACTCGTGCGTCGGACTCATTGATCGATGTCTGCATGGAGTCTTCAAGGCCGTCAACCTTCTGGGCCATGAGGATATTGAAGGCGGCAAGCTGAAGCTTTCGCTCGGTATCTCGAGCAGCGGCCTCGGCTTCTGCCCGTTCGTATCCCCGGTTATCCAGGAACCACACAGCAGCGCCGAGCAGGAGGACGCCGCCGATATACGGGGCAACCTTCCAGAACAACTTCCAAGTCAGCCAGGCTGGCATGTCTATTTCTCCTTGATGTTCTTGCGGTAAAGTTCGCCCACCCATTTGACCAACTCGGGTGAAGCTCGATAGCCAGTGTTCCACACTGTATCGATGCGGATCCGCTTGTCCAGGTCGTAGACCTCATGCCATTGCTTGAGGATGGCCCTGAGCCTCGTGATGTGGACAGCGAAGATCTTGGGTTCGGGTCCCCCATCATCCCTATCACCATAGAAGATGGTATGCAGGGCGTTGCGAGAGACGGTGGCGGGAGCTCGCTTCACCAGGATATGGAGTATCTGCGCCAGGCGGTTGGTGATACCATACCCCTGTGCAAGAAGAACACCCAGCTCCTTGCTCGATCCCGTGAGGGCGGACAGTTGCTGCCGAAGCAGCTCGACCTCGTCTTCAAGTTCCTGTTCTCGTGATGGCATCATAACCCTAAATCCTGGCTTGCTGGTATAGGGGTATGATACTTCCCATTAACAATTTGGTCAACGGGCACCTTATCGCGCTCGTTTGACGCATGAAAATGGCACGAAACTGGCAGGCTAGGCGAGCGCTGAGGCGTGTCGCGAGTTCATTGCGTGACGCACTACGCAAACGCGCGGCGATATGACCTCGGGCTCTCTACGTCATCTACTAGAAGGGGCCCCAGGTATGGCACCTGAGACCCCTTGAAGATTGTGGCAGTGAACGGCCGCGGATCAGTCGTCGTCGTCATCCGACTTCTTGGACTTCTTGCCCTTGGTATCGGCCTTCTTCGACTTCTTGCCATCGTCCTTCTTGGACTTCTTGGCGGGCTTGTCGTCGTCGTCGTCGTCCTTGCCGGCCTTGAGCTGGGCGATGACTTCCTTCAGCTCCTTCTTGGTATCCCAGCCGTAGGCCTTGCCGGCCTTCTCGATGCCCTTGTTGCGGAGCTGGACGCGGACCGATGCCGGCTTGATGCCCAGTTCCTCGGCCAGGTCCTCGACGCCAAACTCGAACTCGCGCTCGGCAGCCTTTTCGACCTTCTCGACCTTCTTCTCGGCCTTCTTGTCGGCCTTCTTGTCCTTCTTGTCCTTCGCCATGGTATTGTCCCTTCGGGGTTAACGTTGCAATCGACCATAGAACAGTTCAGTGATCGATTGCTTCTTTCTTACAGCAGAAACGATGTCCGTGTCAATAGACTTACGTGCCGCTATCAGAAAAAATTCCGCCCTCGTTGATTGTTCAAGAAAATCGCCTCGGCTCAGCATCTGATCGAAGTCGATGAAACTATGGCCCATCGAGTACACGAAGAACTTGCGGGCTCGGTAAAGATCGATGCCAACACCACCGGTCCTTTGCTGACATACCATCCAATCGAGCTCGCCTGCCTGGAACGCCAGGAGCATCTTCGTCCTTCGCTTATCCCTCTTGATGTCCTTGACCTTACCCCACAGTGATGCACCTCTGCCAAGCCTCATTCGCTCGAGCATCCTGTGGACTCGATGAACCTCGAAGACGTACTTGCAGAACACCACGAAGGGTTCACCATCTTTAACTCGATCCAGTATCTCTTGCCTCAGGATCCTTCGCTTGGAAGTTCCTGTGATATGGACCTCACCATCCTCGTCCTTGATGTGACCGCCCGTCAGCTGCTGCAGCTTTCCGATCTTGGTTATCTTCAACGGGGTCTTGATTACTTGGCCGTTGTGTTTGACGACCATCGTCTTCTCGAGTTGATCGTACCGCCTGCGTTCCTGTGGGTCCAGCTCGAACCGGATCACTTTGACCTTCGCACCCTCAATCCCCGCATCGGCTTTGGAGATCCTCATAACGTGCGGGCTTATCAGCTCGGCGAACTCATCCAGTCGGTCATCCCGCATCGGGGCCTTTCGCTTGGCGATCTGATAGGCGAGCAGCATCTTCCGTCGTTCGATGGCCCCCATCTTCTTCTTGAGGTCAATCGTGGGCTGCACAAGGAAGTAGCTCTCAAAGTCCTTCCATACATCGCCGAGAGCATTGCGATCCACAAAGCGCATGATCCCCCACAGATCCTTCGGGTCCAGGTCCATGGGAGTTCCTGTCAGCGCTAGTCGCCTGCGCGCGGACTTTGCAATCAGCGCTGCATCGCGTGACGACTGAGAAGATCGGTTCTTGAGGCGCTGAGCCTCGTCCCATACGAACCAGTCCCACTTGCGCCTTGCAAGCTTTGTCCGGATCGGGGTGACCTGCTCGGGGTTCAGCAGCAGGACGCGGTATTCCTGTGGGTGCTTCTTCCTGTGAGCATCATAGGCCGCTAAGTCACGGTGCACCGAGTACCAAGGCAGCTTCTCCGCTAGGAACTTTCCCCAGGTGCTTTCTAAATTGGTCAACGGCCCAACGAGAAGAACGTCTCGGGACTCGCTTCTTTCCACGGTTAGTACGGCGCCCGTAACCCAGGTCTTCCCCGTGCGCTGCGCGAAGAGTGCGGCAAATCCATCGGTAGAGACGATCGCCTCGGTACCTATTCGCTGATGACTCCTGAGCTGCTTTAACCAGGGATACTGCTTGCTGAGGCGTTTCCACGATACAGGCGATAGCTCCCTGCTCCCGCCACTCAATGAGAGTCTGGAGTTGAATGTCGCTAGGCTCTCCTTCGACAGGGAGCTTGACTTCGAACTTGAACGAGATCCCACCGCACACTCCATCGATGTCAGGCTGGCCGCTTTCTTGGAAGGCCGAGCCATGAACCTTCCACCACTTACCGCCGCACTCTTTCTTCAACGCCTTCTGTATGCGTTGCTGTAGTCGGCTCTCAGCTTTCTTCGCCATATCCACTCCTACTGAAAAGGGCGACCCGATTGCTCGAGCCGCCCTCCTCGCCTGATGCAGCCTTGTGCTATCGAAGCACGGAGCGGAACACGCGGAACCTCCCGCTGCATCATACCGTCAGTGCGACCCGACGGCTCAGTCGTCGTCCTCGAGCAGATCTTCGTCGTCGAGGGCCTCGATGACCGCAGCAACCTTCTTCGGCAGCTTCTTGTAGTCGTCGAGGTCAACGTCCAGGTCATGCTCGTCGATCAGCTCCTGGAGCTCATCTTCGTCCATGTCCTCGACATCGGACTTGTCGATCTTCGCAGGCTTGTCGTCCTTCTTGGACTTCTTGCCCTTCGAGGACTTCTTGCCCTTGGGCTCATCGTCCTCCTCGTCGTCATCGTCCTTCTTGGACTTCTTGCCGCCCTTGGACGACTTGGTCGCGGCCTCGTCAGCTTCCTCGAGGGCCTCGCGCAGTTCGTCCTCGTCGAGCTTCTTGGCTTCCTTCTTCGAGCCGAGTTCGCGTTCGAGGTAAAGCTCACGGAGCTCGTCCTCATCCATGTCCTCGTAGTCGGGGGTCTCGGGCTCTTCCTTCTTCGAGGCCTTGCCCTTCTTCCCCTTCTTGCCCTTGCCGGCGTCGGCATCGTCGTCGTCATCGTCCGACTTCGACTTCTTGCCCTTCTTGCCCTTGGACTTCTTGTCGTCGCCTTCGTAGTCGTCCATCGAGCAGAAGTCGGTCATCTTGAACGACCGCTTGCCGTTGTAGGTGTCCGGCGTGAAGACGCCGACGACCTCGCAGTCGACCAGCTCGGACAGATCGATGTCCATTTCGTCGTCGGGGACATCGACGCCCATCGCGGTCAGCAGGGCGTGAAGCTTCCACAGCGACTTCTCGTCGAGGGTGCAGTAGAACCAGGCCTTGGCGCCTTCGAACTCGCCATCGCTCACCTCGAAGGTGAACTCGATCTGTTCATTCCCCGCACCTGACTTGCCGGCGACCGCTTCGATGCAGCGCAGAGGATAGTCACCCTCCTTGCTGACGCGAGTCCGCGTCTCGATGTCCTTGAAGTTGACCTTGATGGTCCCCTTCTTGCCGCCAGCTTTCTTTCGAGCACGTGCCATTATTCTTTACCTTTCACAATCTTCATGAGTTTCCGGAAAGTGGGATCTACGATGTAATCAGGAGCCTCGATCCCCTTGGGCTTCCTGATCTTTGTGGTGAAGACCTCGTTGGGTCCTACCCGCAAGCAGTATAATTTCTCAATGGTCTTGGTGACCTTCTTCGTCTTGGGATCCTTTTCCTTCGTCACCTTGACGCGGATGAAGGTATTGCCCAGGATATTCACCGAAGCTTCGAGGTCCTTACGAACGGACTTCATCAGCTTGCATCCCACCTCGGGAGCAATCTGGTCTGCGCCGTCGTCTCCCTCGTCATCGGGAAGGTTGTAGACTTTCTCCTGTGCGATAAACACAGAGTGGACGGGGAGCTGACGAATGTCCATGATGAACTTAATCATATCCCCGGAGATAAGCCCCCAGTGCTGCATAGTCAGGGTACCGAAATCTCCCGGTCGCTTGCCCTTCAACTTCAGGTTAAGACGTTCGGCAAGTTCGCGGGTCAGCAGTCCCTGCAGCTGCGACATCGTATCCACGATGACAGTCTTGTAGATCAGCTTGCCCTTCGAGGCCTTCTTCGCCAACCACAGGACCTGCTCGAGCAATTCGTCACTGCTCTCAATGTCGACCACGTCCAGGTCCTCGACATCGCTGATCGACTCTTCGCCGTTGTCCATGATGTTGAGATACAGGATCGGCTTGGGCCATGTAGCAGCGAGCGTGGTCTTGCCTGTGCCGCTTCTGCCATAGAGTGCGGTGGAGGACTGACGCTTGACATCAGCTACAGGCTTCGAGCGGGGTGCTCGGTCCTCTTTACGAATGGTTGTTGCCATTTTCAAATCATCCTTCGGGGTAGGTCACCGTTATATCACCGCCGGCGTCACCACTCAACCCCTTTAATGCCGGCCGGGGTAGTTTGTTTAGTCCTCGGTTCGATCTTTTTGCTCAGCCTTGTGACTGAGGTCTTCGGTCTGGTAGTCGCGCTTGAGCAACCACTCGATGTCAGAGTCCGTAACCTCAGCCTTGCACAGCTCTCGGTAGTCGCAGCTGTTGCACTGGAAGCCGATGTTCTGATCCTTCTTCTTGCCGAAGTTATCCTGGATCTCTTTCGCGGTGTCTACGAAGTCATTCCAGATGCTGTCCACAATTCGAGGCTTGATCGGGCTGTATAGGCGGACGAAGCGATTGCGGCGGTTTGCTTTCGCATCCTCCAGCATCTTCTTGAACTCCTTCCGCTTGTGACCCTCCTCCTCGATCCAGGCCTCGACGCGGCTCGGCAGTGTGTCGATTGCTCGCTGACTGATCCGCCCTGTGGGAGTGAGTTCGCCGGGGACGTTGCACGGCTTGCTGCTGATGTAGTCCCACAGGACGCCGTCCAGGGAAGGGAACCCCATTTCCTCAGCAGCGCGGAAGTAGGCCGCTGCCTGAACGGACCTCCAGCGATCACCCTCGCTCGGCATTCTACTGAATGACTTGTGCTCGACCAGCCACTTCATGCCCTTCGACTTGGCGATAGTATCGATCTTGCCGGTAAACCATAGACCTTCGTCCATCTCGATACGAAACTCAAACTCCGAGTACCGGCCGTCATGCTTGATGGGCTTCAGTGTTCCTTCCCAGTGCTCGAAGTAGTCCTCCATGATGTAGCCGATGTCCACGAGAATGTTGCCATACATTTCTCGCTCCTTGCGGAACATCGGGCCGAGGTTCTTCTCGTAACGACGAAGGACCTTGCGCCACTTCTGTCCCTCGAGCTGGGCCTCAATAATCTCATGGACGATGCTGCCAAACATCAGCGGACGGCTCTTCTTCTTTTTCTGGATACCAAGCACGAACTTGTTATGGAATGCTCGGCGGCAGTTACGCCAGGTCTTCACCTTCGATTGACTGACGTTGATCTGACCGTCCTTCGTCATCACCGTGCTGTGGTCATGCTCCGGTGCTTCGGGTGGACGATTATGACCTAGGCCGACTCGAGCTGCCGCTTCTTCCGTCGGGCTTCTTTTGAGCTTTGCTTGGCGGTCTGCTCTGCGATCAGCAATTGTTCGTCTAGCCATTTCTTCAATCCTTTACCTTGACTCCATGCACCGATCTTCGCTTCCGCTTCGATAGGAACACCCAATTCAACCTCAAAGTCCTCGAGCAGCTCGGGCTGCGACATTATCTCAAGGCCTCGCTTGTAAACGTGTTCCACCTTGTCGTTACGAACCTCTAAGAGCACGGCGTCGTGAACAGTTCCCACAAGGCGGAACCAGCCTTTCTTAAACTCCTTACGCATTTGGATAGCAGCCATGAGGTTAAGCTCATTAGCGAAACTCTGAACAGGTGAATTGATTGCCTGCCGCTGAGCTTCTCGACGCTCGGGAGAATCTCTACCTCCCATCGCTGCCGGCAACCTACGCTTTCGGCCAGATAGAGACCGGACGTATCCGTTGATCTGAGCAAAACGACGCTGCTTATCGTGCCATTTTGGAAAACCAGGATTGAGTTCGAAGAAGGCTTCTCGGCTTGCCTGTGCTTCCTCGTCCGTGACCGTGACACCATAGTTGTCCCTCGCGTAGATCTTGAACTTCTTCCACCACATACCATAGAGGTAGCCGAAGTTGATTGCCTTTGCTTTCTTTCTCGTTTCCTTCCAGTCGATGAAGGCTTCTTCCATAGCCTTCGTCTCTTTCCATTCCTCGACAACGCGGACAGCTTCATCGCCACCGATGCCCAGGACGTATTCGACAGCATCACTATAAGACAATTTCTTGCCGCCGTGCAACTTCGCGGTCTTGATTATTTCCTTGCGGTATCCTCCGCCACGTTCTATCTCGCGAATTGCAGTTTGCCAGTGAGGGTCACCGCCTTCGTTGAACACTCGCAGGAGGTTATGCTCATCTGCAAGCTCGGCGGCAATGCGGAGTTCAATCTGGCTGAGATCCATCTCAATAAGCGACCATCCCTCAGGAGCTGTAATGAGACTTCTGATCCGAGGATCTCGAGGGACTTGCTGGAGATTGGGATGCTCGCAAGAGAGGCGGCCGGTAACAGTACCATGCAATTTGAATACCGGATGAAGCCTGCCAGTGGTGTCAATGTAAGGACGCCATCCTTCAATGAAACTGCTGAGTTGCTTCTGTGCAGCTCTAACCCGGAGTAGGTCGCCGACCATTGGATGGTCGATACGGAGGAGGACGCTTTCTGAAACACTGTTTTTCCCCGTCTTGGTTTGCTCGATGGGTTTGATCTTCAGGACGTTGAACAGCAGGTCTCCCAGCTGATCGGCGCTGCCCCAATTGATCTTGCCCTTGTTCTTTCCCTTGGTGTCAACCTTCTGAGCCTTCTTACCCCACTTCTCGAGTTTGCCAAGGGCGTCCTCGAGTTCTTCACGGAGGTAGGCTTCGGCATCATCCATCTTGTCCATGTTGATGAACACGCCGCGGTGCTCAGCTTCAATGAACAATTGGATGCAAGGCACCATGATAAGATCATAGACACGCTTTACGTCATGGTCCTCATTGAGCTGAGCCTTGAGGAACTTACGAAGGAGCCTTGTGTAGTAGACGTCATGGGCTGCATACTTCGCATTCTTCGGTGACCAGCTCGTCTTCTCCTTACCGTCAATGTCCCAGTCAGGAGCACCGAGATATTTCTGTGCGAGATACTTCAGGCTGTGCCGGTCATTCTCATCGATCAGGTAGTGAGCCAGCATGGTGTCAAAGTCGACACGCCACTTGACGCCGAAGCGAACCAGCATCCACAGGGCATCGAACTTGCCGTTATGGAATACCGTCTTGCACTCATTGAATTTGCGGGTCGCCAGCTTGACGATCTTCTTCAGTTCGTCGGGAGTCCAGATGCCCGCTGTTTCCATGGGCACGATCCACTGCCGCTTGCGACAGCCGAACTGCATAGCCACGACACGAGGAAGATTGTTTGAGCCGTGAGTGCCTTTGTGCTGGGCTAGGAGTTCTTTCGATGCACGACCAGCCTCGATCAATTCATCTTGCATCGTGGTAAAGGGATATAGCCGGGACGTTTCAAGGTCGCAGGACACAACTCCCTTGATGTCTCGGAGCATCGCTTTCACCTTATCCCAGGTGTCTACGATGTGATAGTCGAGCGCCTTCTCCTCGGGAATACCTCCGAAGGCTACACACTCCTTGAGTCGTTGAAGGTCGGACTCGATGATGCTCACCCACTTCTCATCATGGAGAGCCTGGTTCGGGTGAAGCAATGGTAGAACGATCTTGCCTTGATGCTGAATGGGTTTACCCCTCAGCTTCGTGATACCCGCTTTGTCCATGAATGCTTGGCAAGCAGTATTGCCGAGAAGCACAACGTACTTCGGATCTCGTTTTTCCATCTTGCCGAGGAAACGCTCCTTGGCATTCTTTATCATGGTCTTGGTGATGTTCTTGCCCTGTGGAGGGGCTTCCTTCAGTACGTTCAACCAACGAAAGTCTGACTGCTCAAAACCCGCGGACAGCATCGCATCCATGAAGATGGACTTTGCCCGCGGGTTGATCTGGGAATGCTCTCCGACAACTACAATCTCTTTACGCTTCACGGGAGCTCCACCACTTTTCGAGAGAAGTGATCGACAATATAACCTGCGGGCGTGACCAAGTAAACTTCCGTTATCCCATGAAATTGCCCCAGGTGACTGACATCGCGGTACGGCGTCTCATAGAATATCCGGCCCACCCGGATCCCCGCATCCTCCAGGATGAACTTGGTGCAGAAGGAGCATGGGCTGTCAGTGCAATACAGATCGACCGGTGCTACCATGTGTGCGGGATACTCGGCTAGCAAGACCTTCGCCGCCTTGGTCAATGCGTTGACTTCAGCATGGAGAGTCCCACAGTTGCCGGGCACGATGCCGGGACACTCATTGCCGCGACAGTGAGGAGCACCCGGCTCCTGACCGTTCCAGCCGACTGCGATGGGATTGTTCTCCTGGGTGACTATCGCACCGACGTTCAATCGGTGACAGGTTGACCTCAGCGAGGCCACCCTTGCCATCTGCATGAACATCTGGGCTCTGCTTATGCGCCCCATTTGTTTAACCTCCACTCTTCTACCCAAGGCGAATTACTTGACCCGCAGTGGATATAGCTTACTTCATAGGTGACGTTGAGACCCGTGCCTCGGTGACACACCGCGGTGACCACTCCGATAAGACTCTCGTCCCGGTCGATGGTCACCCGGTCACCGATGTCATAGGTGGTAACCAGTTGCATCAGATCAACTCCCAGTCGGGCTTGAAGGAATGAAGCGAACCGATCTGCATAATGAAATCGCCGACCCGAACTCCCTTCCACCGAGCGTCACGAGACTGGAGCTCACGAAGCATCCAGACGACAAGCCGCGCAGTCAAGTACAGATCATTGCGGAAATGCTTGACGAAGTCGCAGCTGCGGATATGGTAGTTGACGCTGAGACGATCCTGCCGCATCATAAAGTGATAGCCGATGGTACAGGGTGCTCGCTTGTCGCCTCCTCCCGTGTCTTCGGGGAACCAGACCGGCAGGTAAGCCTGTCGCGTCAGGGGATCATCGATCATCAGAGCCACAACGTCCTTGAGGTCGCCATACTCATACATGATGCCGGCCATGGTCGTTGACTTGCCCATCTGGAAGTAGTCCCGATACCTCGAACGGAACTCGGCGCTGTCCTTTGTGGGTTCCTTGACCACGTGAGCGAGCTTCGGCCAGTACCGTTCCATGTAGTTGTGATTGAACTTGCCTCGACGATCAAGGAAGGACTCCGCTCCTCGCCCGGCGTTCCACGGCCAGTTCTTGAACTCAGTGCCGGGGTTGATCGGGAAACCGCAGACACGTTCCTCGAAGTGAGCATCCGCCCAGGGAAGATCGGGTTCGATGTCCTTGGCGTATGCCTCGAGGTCCGTTTCATACCCATCCATGGGAATTTGCAGGTGGAGGTGGGTAAGCTCGAGACAGGCCATGTTGGGATTGTTAGCAATCTCCACACCCTGCCACCGACGACTGTGAACCAGCTCACCTTCATCCTTGAGCTCACATCGGATATTCTTGATGGCCTGGCCGAAACTGTCGTAGATCATTCGTCTTCTCCTTCTTCGGTCTCATCGTAGTCATTGCGATGTCCCGGATGATTGTCTCGCAGGTATTGAGTAAGTTCCCTGCGCCGTTTGCCCTTGATGCGCTTATCCGCATCCATCTTCACCCTCAGCGCCTGTGCGAACTTGGCAATGCCCCGGTAATGCTCCTCGCACAGGTAACGAGCAGTCCATTTGATAATCCAGTCGTAGAAATACCGATCCTTCTTCTTGATCTTCTCCAGCTCCGCGATGGGATCCTCCAGGTGGGGGATCGCCGTCACGAAGTACTGCGGGTGGACTGTAATGTTTGCGAAGTGACAGGTCAACCCTAGAAACTCCATGCCCGAGAAATCGAAATCCTTGAGCAGGACGTCTCGAATGAAGACCAGATCGGCCGGGAACTTCTTGAGCAGCTCGGTCGTTCGGTAGAAGACATCGATGAAGTACTGAGCGTTCTTGCCGCCCTTCACTTGGGTGATGACAACGGACTGAAGGCAGGGCCCCATGACCGATGCTCGCTTGGACTTCTTCACCGCGTCATTCTTGAGGAAGTGGTTGTAGCAGGTGAAGCCCACAGAGCCATAGGACGGCTTCGACCTGCGAAGCTTCCATAGCATCAGTGCTGCCTCAATGCTTTCTTCGTGAACGTAGAGACGCTTCAAATGCGACATCTTCGCAGACGTATAACCAGCATCCTCGAGGATGAGTGGATCCTTGTGATCCCATAGGTCGTCGAACCTGATAGACCTCCCCCTGATAATCTTGCGACAACCTGAATAGAAGTCAGCCTCGCGGCGTGACAGCTTCAGGACCTCATTGATCCACTCACTCTTCATGACTCAGATTGCCCTTGTGTCGGAGTATCGGTCGGCGTCTTGGTTGAAGCCCTGGAACTCGGGCTCGTCTTGAGGAACCCCGAACAGTTCATCAAAGATGGCGTTGTCTTCGATCAGATCGCGGTGATCGGGTGGCAGCCAGCCGGCAGGTTTCCGGACATCATACTTGACCTCACGGCCGCTGTCCTCGGCACCTGGATCATCGGTCGCCAAGACCTTGGCCATGTTGGCCTTGACAACGCGGCGCCATGCTTCCATGAAAGCCTTCCGACCGAACTGAACGTCGGCAGTTCCCAGGACAACCCACACTGCGTCAACGAGGGAGTCCAGCTGCTTCTCCAGGGCAGTGATGATGTCCCGGCGATCCCGTCGCTCGATTGCGTCGATCAGCTTGGGATACTCGTCTTCATATTCGCCGGTCTCCTCCTGATGGAACTTCGTTCTGAAGTCATGGAGGTCGGCCGGCAGGAGACGGGGCTTGCCGAGGTATTCCTGACCGAACTTGGCATGGAACGCATTGACATCGCCCATCAGGTCAGGGAAGTCGTGCTCTCGAAGATGAAGCTTCTCGGCGATCATTTCTGCCTGTGCGTCCAGGACACGCCTCATCCAGTCAACGAACTCGCGGCCCATTCGATGATTGTTCTGCGGGGCCGCGCGGGTAATCATATGGTAGACGTCGGTCACCTCGTGCAGTTCGATGCGGAACGCAGCCGCGCTCTGGTTCTCATCGTCCCAGATCATAACGTCACGGGATGCAACGGCCTCGAGTTCGGTGAAGCGATGAGCCCACCTGTCATCGTTGGTCCAGAACATCATGCCTTCCTCATTGCGGTAGGCTACGCCATCTACCCAGACGTATTCCCAGTCATTCGACTTGCCCTTCTGTGGTCCCATGAACTGATATAGGCCGCCCTCTGCATGGCGGTGTGTTGGTACGAACTTCATTGGATAGCTCCTCAGTTGGAGTTGGCTTGGGTGTACTCATAGTGGAAATAGACCGTAGCGATCAGCTGGTCCATGTCATCGCCGATGCGATAGATGAAGTGAGCATGACGAGCAGCCCACAGACGATACTCCTTGAGGAGCTCTTCCTGCTTGGTAGCGAGAAGCTTTTGATGGACCTCGGTATCGTGGTCCTTGAGAACGTGACCCTCGAAGCCTCGATCACCGGCATCGCAGTAGATCAAGGTGGGCTTCGACTCATAGAACAGCATTGCTCTGCCCGGCGTGATAGGATCACCTTCGGGACGGAACTTGCCGTAAATGGAATTGGAGATCACGGGATGACGGACGAATAACGTCTGCGTTAAGGTGGCATAGCCATCAACGCGAGCATTTATCTCGTCATCCGACTTTGGCGGCCCTTCACTTTCTTGGATATTCAGGCCTATATAATCAGCGAGCGCCTGCGCCAGGGTGCTCTTCCCTGAATTGTCCATTCCTTCAATAACGATCATCGGGCATACCCCCAGGTTTGACGGTGTTGACTCAAGTCGACATTTGCTGTTATACTCTGGAACTCACGCCGTTGTCAACCGGGGGTATTCGTGGAAAGACTTGAGGATTACTTTTCGGTGGAAGCGGCAGCCCGCGCCACCGGGATAAAATACAAGACGCTCCTACAACGGATTGCTAGAGGCACCGTTGAAGCCAAGGAGTTCGGGAGGATGAAGCTTGTTCCTACTAAGGAAGTTGAGCGCCTTAAGAAGGAACAGACCCTGTGAGCATCATTACCCAGCTGTGGAAAGATCAGCCAGGCAAGTTCTTCTGCATCTCAACAAAATCGGGAGCAGGCAAGTGGAAAGATCATTTCTTTTCCGTCGATGAGTTCGGCGAGATAAAAGCCTTCCTCCGTGACAACTCTGACAAGGACATCTACTTCTGCCCTCACGGGTTCAATCGTCGTAGTCGCTCGAAGACCGAAGCGGTTATCCCCAACCTGCTATGGGCTGACCTTGATTTCTCCAATCCCACGAACAAGAAGATCTTCAAGGGACTAAAGCCGACCATCGCTATCGAGTCTTCTCCTGGTCGATATGTCGGCCTGTGGATACTCAGCGAGCCGATGACAGAGTCGATCAACCGGCGCTTAACCTATCACCTCGAGGCTGACCATGGCGGATGGGATCTCACACAGGTTCTGAGGTTCCCCGGCACCCGTAACTTCAAGTACAAGTCTCAGCCTATTGTTCGTGTCCTATGGGATGACGGACCGATCTACTCGCTGAAGCGTATCGAGAAGTACTTGCCGGAGGATGACGAAAGCGAAGACGGGGATGGTGAGAACCTATCCGCTGCCGAGGTGTTCGAGGAATATCAAGGCAAGATGCCCCGTTGGCTTCGTCGGGAACTTATGGCCAAGAAGGTTACCAGCAAGGCTGATCGCAGCGAGATGCTGTGGAAGTTGGAGAACGCCTGCATCGAGATTGGTATGTCTCTCGACGAGGCTTTCGCTGTAATCAAGAATAGCATATGGAACAAGTTTGCGGGTCGGCGCAATGAGGACAGTCAACTGAGGAGAGAACTCAGCAAGATTGTTGACAGCCACTTCAAGGAAAAGCCCAAAGGCGCTGATAAGCGTCACATGAAATCGGATGAAGAAGAGTCCCAGGAAGAAAAGACCTACAACAGCTTCATCAAGTTCGAGAGTATGGATGATGTCCGTGAAGAGAAGCTCGACTTTATCTGGAAGCCTTACCTTGCTCGAGGGGAAGTGTCGATCCTCGAAGGCGATCCGGGCCTCGGTAAATCTTACATGGCTCAGATGGTTGCAGGCTCCATAGCCACAGGTCGGAGAATTCCATCGCCCTACAAGGGACAGCCTAAGGTGACAGGCTCTGTCGTTTATTTCGACATGGAAAACTCAGCAGGCACAGTCACCAAGCCTCGACTAACGCAGAACGGCTTTACTAACTTCGACGGCAACTACCATGTTGTTCAGCAACCATTCAGCGTCGATGACGAGGAAGCATTGGACTTGATCTATGAGAACCTTGAACGTATCAAGCCCTCGCTGGTTGTCTTCGACACACTTAACACCTACATCGGACGAGCAGATACCCATAAGGCTTCCGAGGTTGCCCAAGCATTCGGTATCTTTATGCAGATCGCCAAGGATTTCAACTGTGCAGTCCTGGTCCTCCGACACCTTACGAAGGGATCTGGTCCAGCAATTTATCGAGGCCAAGGGTCGGTATCCTTCGGTGGTCTTGCACGAGTTGTCATGGTGGTTGGTGTAGACCCGGAAGACAGCGATACTCGAGTCATGGCGATTGTGAAGATGAACTTCGCCAAACCGCCGCAGGCCATTGAGTTCCGTATCGAGGAACGAAAGAAGGAAGCTTCTCAGTTTGTCTGGGGTGAGTATACCAACCTGTCCGCACAGGAGATCCTCGATGCTTCGGCTCAGGCTCGACAGGAAGGTAAGCAAGGCCAGGGCATTCAGGATGCAATGGAATTCCTCGAGAGCACGATCACCGGCGTAGCTGTAGAGGTAGGGAAGCTGTATAGGATGGCGGAGAAAAAGTCCGTCTCGAAGAAGATGCTTGATCGCGCAGCTTCAAAGATGAACATTGACAAACGTGTTAAGGGCAAGAAGGAAAATCGCGTCGAGAAGTGGATCATCAATCCCGACGGCGACGAGGACGACTCCGAGGACTGATACTAGTAAGGCCGCCTGCGTGATTGCAGAACGGCCTTCACTGGATATGAAAGGATCGGGGGGTTAATCTGTCTTGCTACGGCCAGGTCATGGGCAGTTCTCCTCGTCGGCGATCAACCACCCGAGGCTTGTCGAATGCACCTCGGGTCAACAGTCATCATATTCGCGCAACGAGCGCCTTGTGTCAACCACCATATGCTGTCCAGTGATTGCTATGGTGTGGCATAAAACAGTTGACGCCATATGATGGTGGTGGTACATTCATCGCGTCGTCAATTGACGATGATCTGAAAGGACCCAACCATGTCTAACAACCTTGAGAAGCTTAACCGCTTGAGAGTGAATGCGGGGAAACCCGAACTCAAATCGTGGAAGGCCCCGCAGGCCAAACTCGATCAGCAAATCGCCAACCTCGAGAAAGCCGGCTTCACTGATGTCTTGCCCGGAGCGAATGTCGAGGCCAAACCTGTCATCGATGATCCGAAGGTTGCCGCAGCGCGACCGGAGCCCGATCCCGCGCCGGACCTGAGCAATGTCGATGCCGCGGGCATCAGCGGGAAGGGAGTCCGGGTGATGAACGGCAAGCCCTCACTCGCCCGAGGACTCGATACCGACGGCTACGCCCGTCACTCCCGCAAGGCTGTGCAGGATCATCGAGCCCAGGAGAAGAAGGAGAAGAAGGCCTCAAAGGTCAAGCTCTCCGATACCGACAAGAAGCAGATCAAGGATGAGGCCGCGGCGCGCGGCAAGGTCGATCCCAAGAAGGATCCCGAGAAGGCGAAGCGCCAGGAGAAGCACATCGCCGACAAACGCGCCAAGCGCGAGAAGGAAGGCAAGCTCAAGCCGGTCAAGGAGAAGGATCCGAACATCGTGACCGCAGCGGACCTTGCTCGGGAGCTCGACATCGATCCCAAGGTTGCGCGGGCCAAGCTTCGCCGCCACAAGGAGAAGATCGAGAAGATCGTTCCCAAGTGGGACGGCAGCTGGGAGTTCCCGAAGAAGGCGGCCGAGGCTATCAAGAAGATCCTCCGCAGCGAGAAGTAACCCCGATTGCAGAACATAACGGCATCGGCGAGTTGATCGTCGGTGCCCGTTGTGTCATTGTGTGATCGTTGCAATAACGCAACGGAGAAATGACATGACCCAACAAGCTATTGTTGCCGACACGCCGGAGAAGATTGAACGCTTCCGCGCTGTCGTTATCCGAAGCGCGATCAAGCTGTATGCCAAGACAGGCATGAAGGCCAACCGCGCCTACACCCCGTCCAACATGAAAGCCGCAGCCGAGCAGATCACCGGCAAGAAGTTCAAGCGCGGCGATTGGCCGGCCATGATCCAAGCCATCAGCGACTACCTGGGGGACCCCGCCAATGACTGAGGAAGAAATCAGGAAGGCCAAGGAGCGTATCGCCAAGCTCCTCAACATGACGGTCGAGAACGGCTGCTCGGAGGACGAGGCCGAGAACGCCATGCGAATGGCCGCGGGCCTTGCAGCTCGCGTCGGCATATCGGTCGAAGCCTGTCGGCCGGCCGGCGAAGCGAAGCCGAAGATCAACGAGAAGCGCATCAACCGGCAGATGAAGGTCTATGAGTCCTTCTGTGCTGAGGCTGCAGCCGTGCTCTACGGAGTCGACTGCTATGCTCCGAACTTCGGCAAGAACGGCTTTTGGTTCACCGGGCGTGAAGAGAACATCGAGCTGGCCGAACAGACTCAGCTCTGGCTCGTTCGTCAGGTAGAACAGCTCTACAAGCAAGCCCTCCCGCGAGGATTGTCGAAGCGTGACCGCGCGGAGTTCCGCGGCTCGTTCAAGGATGCCTGTGGTGAGCGGATCTACGAGCGAGCCCGCAGGATGATGCGGGATATGAAGACCAACGAGAGAGCTGCACAGGAGGCAACAGGATCCAACGCCCTGGTCGTCGCCGGCTACTTCGAGACGCTCAAGCAGGAAATCAAGGACTACGAGGACAAGAAGTACTTCGAGCCCATGAGACTCGCCGCACAGAAACGCGAGGAGGAACGGATAGCGATGCTCGCCGCCATGACGGAAGAGGATCGAGTCGACTTCCTCGCGGCCGAGGAGGCAGCCCGCAACAAGCCCGAGAAGAAGACCAAGGTCAAGGCCTACAAGGCGCCCCGCACTCGCAACCCCAAGCGAGGATCAGGAACCGGAGCCGGGTGGTCGGCTGGGGACAGCGTTCAGCTTCGTCAGACGATAGGATAAGACGGATATGAGGAGTTGCGTTGCGGCTCCTCATTTCGTATTGTCAACGCATCGCAATAACGCGATGGAGAACGCATATGACATACCACGCAAATCCTCCCAAGGCCTGCGACCTTTGCAGTGCCCCGATAGCCGAGGAATTCTCTGACGCCTTCGTTCCGCTCCATCAGATGTGGGGCAACGTCGGGCCTGAATGCGTCAAGGATGCCGAAGTCCGCTACGGCACAGGTCTCGGCCAACGCTACGTCATGCAGGATGACGGCCGATACTACAAGGTGGAGGGCTGACCATGTTTCGACTTTTCCGAATAACGGGATGGGATGAGCCCATGCTCGTAGGCATCTATTCCACCTTCGAGGAGGCAGCCAACGCTGCGGAGGAAAAGTCCCTAGATGAGGATGATGGGCCCAGTGAAGATCACTGGCTAATATCTCAGCCGGACGGGACTTTGTGGATGGTTGATGGCGGCGCCTGGTCGGAGTTACTCCCATGAGCTACGTCCTATACGCTCATGGCCATAGGCCACCCGATCAGTTCTCCCGCACCTACGTTCCCGTGATGCAAGACCCTGACTATGCCCAACGCTGGCTGTCATTCTTCCTCAAGGGTCAGGAGTACCAACGGGAAGGCAACGTCCTTCATCTGACCAACGGCTATCGGCTCAAGTCCGACCAGCTCGATGAGCTTCTGCCTGTGGTCGATGATCCTCAGCCAATCTCCGAGCGTGACCACAACGCCATCCTTCGGTTCAAGTATGGGTCCTGGGAGGAGGTTCACGCAAAGCCGGAGCCTGAGAGTGATGGCGAGGTGACATCGGCGCCGAGGCGTGAGCGCAGCGCTCGAGCGCATAAACCTGACGGTTATGTGTCGATCACCGAGCTGTGCGCCGCCTCAGGTGTGCCAGCGTGTGACGCGCGAGCGTTGCTGCGAGCGTCAGGACGCGAGAAGCCTTCCTACGGCTGGGCGTTCGCGCCGAGTGAGATACCGGCTATCCGCAAGCTATGCGGTATTGGGTAGTTGATTGCAGACCCCGTATCGTTCATATTGTTGCAATCGCAATGACGCGATGGAGTGAAACATGACCAAGACCCTGCTTCGAGTCCGACCCGCCACCTGGCACGTGACCGCATCCCATATGGTTGCGTTGCCGATGACGCTGCAGGCTCATAACCTCGACGACCTGCGACAGCAGCTCGACGCATACGCGAAACGGTATCGGGCAACGCCTGACAAGCCCGCACTCGGCGAGCTGACCTATCGCTACGAAACCGACAGCCGGGATCGCGTGAAGCTGATCCACGCATACTTCACAGGACGAGACAGCAAGCTGAAACGCTTTGCTCGTCTCGAACGCGCGTGATACCCGTTGAGGGCATCGAACCCATCGAGGGCTGGGTGATGATGTGGATGGAGTATGACTACGGCCATGACCGTAAGCCGACTCCTTGGTATGAGGCTCACCATCCGGAGCATGGGACCATTCTGTTCCAGACGTCGGGATACTCATTCCATCCCACACAGGCTCGCTTCGATTGGCTGTTGAGAAACGGCATGGTTCAGCGTAGAGTCCCTTCGCCCTATGGACACAACGGCTTCATGGGAATACCGTGGTGCGATGAGTCGATAGACGCCGAAATCGAGAAGGAACAGTCATGAGCAAGTATGTGGAAATAACGGACGATCTAATTGTGGATCACGTGGTTAACAATCCTTTGGGGTATGATAGCTGCCATGACGCAAGGAACTACCCTTACACTTTCTTGAAGGGCTATAGGGATGCCGAGTCGGGTAAGATGGAACGGGATAAAGAATGGTCTATGGCTGAAGCAAATGCTTACGACTTGGGAAGATATGAATGGGAGAACAGCTGATGCCCCGACAGCGCAAGGTAGTCACCGAGAAGATCGACTCGGGAGAGCTGCACAGGTCGGCGATCAGCCGGGCCGTAAAGCTGCATAGCCCGTATGAGGTAGTTGAAGGCGAGTTGCTGTCTCAACACGAGGATCTTTATTATGTCGTTTATCGCGCGCCACTGGGAGGTGACCGAAAGGTGATCGCCAACCGATCCAAGCGCGGGAACGCTGTGAAGCTTCGAGACATACTCAACGAGGCATGGGCAGAAGGCTACTGGAGTTCGGGCAGACATTAGATGTTGCATTGCGGTGTCCATTGTCGCATTGTTGCGATGTCGATGCAATCACGCATGACACACGGAGAACGACCATGAACGACCGAACCCAAATCCTCGATGAAAACGGCCAAGATGTCCATTATGACGATTGGCTCTGGGGATGCGAAATCGAAAACCAGGACGGCATCGCCTCGAATGGCCAACGGGTAACGACGGCCCTCGCGTTGCAAATCGCGGCCGACATACTCCGCGATCACGATCCATCCGTTCCCGCAATGCCGCATCGCTGGGATGATCGAGACCTGAAGCTTGCCCGCGCGGCAATCGCGGGTATTCGAGGCCAGCAGGGTATCATGGGGGCCGACGCCGAGTTCCTCAATGAACCCGACGGCATTCCCGCCACGCGCCAAATCGACATCTGGGTCTACGGCTAACAGGAGAACTCCCATGCCTTCAATGTTACCAACACTCCGCGAGCATATGCTGGCCACGGACACCACGCCGTCGGAAATGCTCAGCATCCTGTGCGATTACATCGCGGCCATTGACGAGGGCCAACAGCCAGGTCCTCACCTGACCAACGCGGAAAGCCTGATCGACTTCGTGGTCGAGAGCCTTGAGCGAGGTCCCGGAGATTGCGGACCGGGTCTCTTCCCCAGCGCCGTGACGCTCGCCCGTTACGATCCGCGTTTCACCGAGCAGGATCTCCAGCAGATGTGGGAAGGCGCACTCGAGGAGGGCAATGACCTTGGCCGCAAGGAAATAGCCGAGCTCGTGATGGATGGCTGGGACCTGACGAGCTGCATCGCGGCTTGCACGGTCATCAATGGGGAGCATCGCTGCGATGAACTCGCACAGATCCTCCAGCGCATCGACCGCAGGGATGAGGAAGACTATATCACCGGCGAGTTCCTTCGGCTCCATGATGACGATGGGGATGATTACGGCTTGATCCTCGACTTCGCCAAGCGGATGGGCCTCATCAATGAGGATGAGACCGAAGCCACCGAGCTCGGCAAGGAATACTACCAGGCTCTGGTGTAGAGCTGCACAGGAGGGTAAAGATGGGCTTCTGGCTTGACAAAGACCGCAACGAGGAATTCTCACGCATCGATGACGAAATCCGCGAACGGGAAAGGCGATGGATCCCCGACTGGCGATGGACCATACTCCTGGCCGTGGTCATCATGTCCGCGATCTATTGCGGAATGTGGGTAGCGTTGGCTGGTTGACATACGGGGCCCGATGCGCGATTGTGCATTATCGCAATGACGCGATGGAGAAATGACAAATGGACACGAACAACAAGCTTTGGCGCTCGATCACCGGAGAACGCCAATCGTCGTCGGGACGCACGGACCTGAGCCGTCGTCGCGAAGGTGCCATCCGTGAGCAGCGCCGTATGTTCGGCGATGTTGACCCGCAGGGCCGGAGGTACTGACCATGCACACCGAAATCTCATACCGCGGGGATAACTCCGATCACCGAGCTCTGCTCGACCTGGCCCATTGGTTCGGGTTCAACAAGACCCGCGTGATATTCCGCGAGTTCCGTAACGCCAAGCGTTACCTCGACGCCCACCCCGAATGGGACCCGACGAAATTCCTCAACGGCTCGGTCATGGCTATCGAGTTCGGAGGAGTCTCAGGCCACCCCGTTCGTTGTCTCATCCGCAGGTTCTTCGGGGAAGAAGTCCTGCAAGCATGGATCAGGAGCTAATGCCATGAAGACCATCGAGTACCTCGCAATCACCATCCTGTCTCTGGGCTTCGCCGCCTGGGTATCGACCGTCGCCATCAATGCTGTGCAGGTGTCCTTCGACCGCGCCAACGCAGCCCTCATCCAGGCCAACGCCCGATGAACTCGCGGTGGCTCCCGATCTTCGCGTTGTCCGTGGGACCCTGCGCAGCCTACCTTGTGTGGGCATTGCAACGCCGCAGGTGGGGGCACGTGAGTCTCGCCGTCTCAGCCAACCTGATCCTGTGGATCGGGGGCCCCTCATTCATCGCCTACATGGGAGGAATGCTATGACCACCCTTTACGTCCCACTCCACCTGCCCGCTCATCAAGCCGAAGACTTCCTGCGCCGTGAACTCGGCCATCGTGAAGTCCAGTCCGTGAAGCTCGACCCCGATCTGAACTCCATGGTCATTGTCCATGACCGAAAGCCCCCGGAGACGGGGATATGGCTCTGAGCATAATGCGGATATTGGGTGTTGCGTGATGGTGCCCATTGTCGTAACGTGTCATTGTCGGAATGCAATGACGCAAACGACATGGAGAAATGCTATGACGCCCGCCTCAATCGAAACCCAAATCCGCAAGGCCTTCGAGGAGCTCTACCCTCACCACAACGTCGTGATCCACGGCGCGGGCGAGGAAACGATCATCGTGGCCGTTCAATTCAAGACCGCCTACATCATCGGGTTTGATGCCGAAATCCCGTCCGATGATGACGGGTTCTTCCATTTCCACCCGATCAACGGCGATACCGCGACGACCATCCTCGTCCCGTATCCGGAGGATTGAGCCATGAGCATCGCTGAAGAATTCGCGGCGCTGATTGCCGAACGCCCCAACCTCTCCATATTCATCGACCGCATCGAGGCCACCCATCACGGCTGCAAGTATCTCTTCGATGGCTATATGCCCTGCCACGTCGTATTCTACGCGGGTCGGTACCGCGATGTCCAGGACCGCGAGCACCCGCTGGAGGACATTCTGAGGTTTACGGCTTATGACTCCGTCTTATCTCTGGTGCTTAACATGGAAGAGACGTTGAGCCCCTGAGTATATGGCAGACATGGAGGGTTGCGTTGCGGAGCCCATCGTCGTATCGTGATTGCATCGAAACGCAATGACGCGAATTGATAATGGAGAAATCCCATGCACACGTTCACATTTCAATCCATCGCGGATCATATCCAATCCGCAATCGACGCTGGCCGCGATGACCTCGACGTATGCGGCTTTACCGATTTGGACGATGACGAAACCATCGTTTCCATGGTTGAATACTATCTCTCCGAGGCTCGCGAGACCACCTTCAATGAACTCCGCGAACGTGGCTTCGATGTCGACCATGATGCCAAGACGATCACCATCCGCGACGCCGCCACGATGTCCAATGCCCAACGGCTCACGGCCGAAATCGCATTTGAATACGATGCGACCAAGCCACGCGAGGAACTCCCCACGAACTGGTGGACCACGCTGTCTCTGGGTGGGGACGATGATGTGGATTACAACGGGAGCTACCTCGATACCATCTTCGACATCGTGGAAGATATGCTTCCCGAAGACCACAGATCGACTGCCGAAGGAATGCCGTCGCATGACGCATACCATCTCCCGGCCGATGTGATCGAGGCCAACGTCAAGGCCTACCGCGAGCAGTTCTACAAGGACAATCCCGAAGCGCTCGTCCGCGATACCCTCCGCGCTCGCGTCCATGACATCGTGAAGCTGACCTATCCGACAGCAGGCCTCGTGCTCAACGTCGATGAATTTCAGCTCTACCATGACGGGGCTGTATATCGCGCACCCCGCGCTGACAACGGCCCTTGGCTCTTCGCGGCTGACGGCCGTGAGGTAATCTGCATCAGGGAGGCTGAATGATGAAAAAGCTTTACGGGATCTGGGCCATTCGATCATCTCGATCAGTATTCGGCCACGCGGAGTCATGGACCAAGCATTATGACAAGCGTCTCGAATTTACCAACCTTGCTGCCGCTGAGGCAACGGCCAAAGCCCTCAACGCCAGGGGTACTTCAAACATCAGCTACCAAGCTCGGGAGATTAGCCAATGAGCGAGGCTGAACTCTACAAGGCCATAAACGCCAACCTGATCTACGTCTTCTCCGGTCAGGCCCGCCGCGACAAAGAAAGGCTCGCCGCACAGAGGAAGGCCGAGAGGAAGGAGAAGAAGCGCCGCGAGAAGGAGAAAGAGCGCAAGCTCAAGTCCATCCCGAAACGGCTCGACAAGATCCGTGAAGAACTCGAAGGCCTCGACCAATACTACAACGAGGTTGAGGCTGACCCGAACCCGCTGGGATATGCCGAGGGCATGGACGCAGCACAGAAACAAGGCTTGCTCGAGGAAATCGAGGTTGCTCGAGAAGGCTGCCTGAAGGAAATCATAGACCTCGAAGATGAGCTGAGGAGACTGACGGATGATTAAGTACTGCTGTGAAGTGTCCCTGTCGCTCGACAGGTGCTGCGTAGAGCTCGACAGGCTCGGTGCTCGATACAATGTGACGCACGAACGCGAGCTGTCCTTCCGCGAGCGTCCTACGCGCCGTGTCAAGGAGATCTTATCCCGTCACGGCTTCAAGCGCGATGAGACTATCTCGTGGCCAAGCGATGAGCAGATCGAGGCACTGAAGAACCGCTTCAAGGTCCGGGAGGCTCACCGTGGTTGAGTTGCCCAAACCGTTCAGGTTCCGTCGAACCAAGACTCGCTACGACCGTGAGCGCTACTTGTTAGACAAGGCGGACATTGAGGCCTTGATCGTTGAAGGCCTGAAGCAGCGCTTATATCTGGGAGGTTCGCCTGGAACCAACAACCGCATAGGCGAGGTTGAGTTCCGTGCTGTCTGGCGCGGAAACACGCTGGAGCTCTCAGCGCTCGTGGATACCTGGACTGAGGTCACGGCTTCGGAATAATATACCACGTGATCTTGTCTTCGCCGTAGCCCCGTGTCTCTTTAGTAATACCAACCTGCTCAGCTGCCAGCCTGAGGGTCCGCTTGCTGAAACCGCCCGAGTTCGCCGTCTTGTGCAGCTCTTCTGTGGACATCTCCCTGTGTGGGGTGTGAGCAAGAGTTGAGATCAGGTGGATGATAGCTTCGGACTCAGAGTTGGTATTCCACTCCATGTATTCGGCAATTGTCTCTAGGCCGTTTCTTCGTAGCTGACCTAACACCTTCTCAGCCTTGATGCGGATCTTCTTGTGCTTTGACGCCGCCATCCACCGGTGCACCTCTTTGACGGCGCTGTGGAGATTGACATATTCCCAGTACCGCTTGGGAGCTGTCTTAGACCACCTTCGAATTGTGCGTTGGTTCACCTGAAGAGCCCTGCTTGTTGCTGTCCAGTTCCCCTCGAAGCATCCCTCGTGGAGTATGTCGAATAGCTGGTGGAACTTCTCCTCGTTAATCTCTGGAGGGGAGAACTTGGAAGTAGGTCCAGAGTTGGTGTATTTTGACATGGTATTTTCTCCGTGGTAAATTTACCAAGTTTCGCTTTCGTTGGGACACGCATAAATGCTTTTCGAGAGCTTTTACCAAGTCTCGAATGTCACCATGGACAATGATGGTCATTTTATAGCAAGATAGGCCATTTGTCAATACGGTAATCAATATATGGTAAAAAGTCTCTCTTTTTGTATGTTTTTGTTTATTCGCGGGCGGGCGTATCTTTATCGGGGTAGGTTGGTATGTCGGAAAGGCTGTAATTTAGCAGCTGGACCAGCCGAAAGATGGACCAAATATGGCCCAACCGATTACGTGTCCATGTAGGTAGAGACTGTATAGCCGGGGTTGGTCCAACCAGTAGGTCTAGAGCAAGACACTACGAGATCTTTTGTAGCACGTAATTAATTGTCCAGGTGTCTTTTACGTGTAGCTGAACTATTATGGGTGGGCCAGCCGTACTATGCGGCTTTAGCATGGCCGGTCCGCTGAGCGCCTGTGGGAATACTGCGATGCGCGGACATGGGTTGGCCAAGCCAGAGGTAGAGACTGCGTAGGTGGGTAGCCCAGGGTTGGCCCAACCACGTAGGATCTGGGGAGACTTTTAGTTTGGCCAAACTTTTCTGGGCAAATCTAAGACGCCCAGGGTCGGATTACACCCGACATTCAATTCGTCATCGATGCGTATATTTTAACGTCATCGCGTGAATATGTCAAACGATAAAATGCGATTAATGACGCGCGATTAATCGTAATTATTCATTTGTGTTATTCGACAATCATTGTATTGTGAACACATCGAAACGCAATCACGCGATCGATGCAAAAAGGAATTAACGAAATGTCACGCAAGAACAACGCGAATTCGATTGTTTTTCCAATCGTGTTGAAATCGATCATCGCGCATACGTATCGTGATGACAAAACGTTCGCAAAGAACGACAAACAAATTCGTGCAACGCTGCGCGCGAAAAACGTGAACGATCACATTCGCAACACATCGTGGATTGCAACGAATATGCGTGAATATGACGCAATTCGTCGCGCATATGATTTGCGTTATGATGCGTCGTGCGTCAATCGTGCGAAGCGTGTCACGAAAACGCGCGTTGCGAAATCGAACGACGTTGCAAACGTCGATGTCGCAAACGTCGAATGACGCGATGATGTCGCGCGCGGTGATTAACGTCATCGCGCGCAACATTATTATACCCGCCCCGTCTAAAATTTCGCCCAATATACGTATGTCACGCACCAGCCACCCATCTATATTTCTGAGGTTTTATGGAGACACGTAATGACGTTAAGGATTGCCCTAGATGCCGAGGTGCTTGGTCACTTGCTGATCCTCTCGCACAAGACCGGCAAGACTATAGACCAAGTGATCCGCATACTTCTCCAGCAGGATAATCCACAGCTGGACCTATACAAGGATGAAGCCTATGAACTGGTGGAACGCTACCGTGCCTCTTTGGCAGCTGATCGTTCTAGCAACGGTCTACACGATCTACAAGGAGGTAATCAAGCTGACCCTGAAGACCCTTCTCAAACTACGGAGAGAGCGAAATGCGAACCGACAACACTGCCAAATTCTGGAAAAGCCTGACAACAAAGACACGTAATTCATTGCTGAGGTCCGGCTTCATCACACGAGACTCTCAGCCCTGGAACTACAGCGTCAAGGAGCTGATCCGCATTCCGGGTATTGGTCCCACAGCAATCGCAGAGATTGCCACACTCACGGAGAAGTATTGTGTATAGTCAAGTTCTCAGCATCACCCCCGTCGACCGGCCTAATGCTCCAATGGGCATCAAGATCCGCAAGCTCACACTGGAGGGCGGAATAGAAGTCCAGGTCTACAATGAAAGCCTGGAGATCGAGGTGGGGAAGAGCTACCACTTCACCTGGCAGGAAAGCAGCTGGTGGAGAATGGAGGAGCCTCACCCTTACCACATGGTCCTCTTTCCCACCGGCGAAGCTCAGCTGCTGAAGGACTACAAGCTCCTGGATCTACCTCGCGGCACGGTCACCGCAACCATCGTCGCAGAGGACAAGACAGTCAACGGCCTGCTAACGCGCCTTTCCCGCGAAAAACTCGGCGGCACCTCCGGTGAGTAGTCTGTCTACGCCAGACTCCAGCGGTATTGACCGGTCGACATCGGCCTGTGGTCGTGACATAATACACTGTCACTTAACTGTGGAGACACGACATGATGAAGCCTGAGCATATCCACGCTATCTTCGATGCACTTGAGGTCGGCATTGAAGGTGCGGACGTTA